GCCGACCAGTATAATTCCAACGGTAGTGGTTATGAAAACATAGGTACTTTCCCGTATACATTAGTCGATACAGTTAATGGCTGGCAAGATGGATATCAGGGCAGAGTCGCCGGATTACCTAAGTTTATTTTCTTGCCCAGCTCATCTACTGTTTCAGCCTCGGGGCGTGGTGAATCAACCTATATGTGCGATTGGCATCACATTACGCTAGATGCAATTACCATCTCGTCTTTCGGTGGTCCCTGGAACTTTGGTTCGTACGCCGGCGCGTTCGACCGGAATCTGAACAATGCTCCGTCCGCGGCTGGCGACGATGTCGGTTCTCGTTTAGTCTACAAACATGTAGAGGGGGGGGGTGCTTAACACTTCTTATTATCTTATCATTAAACCAGATGCAGCTGCTTCGGTGGTTGCATCTCTTATTATTATCAATATCAAGATGCAACCCTCTAGAGGGCTGCATCTTCTCGCAATGAAATAGGCTAAATAACTATTAAGGTATCGATCATGTCATTCGACTTTAATGCATTATTTCCAGGTATGGAAGCTATCGACTTCCAGAATAACTCTAAGATAGGGAAAGACTTAGAGGCTCTATTTCAATCCATTTTAGATTTCAAGGAAACTATCGATTATTCTAAATGCGGCCCTAGTGATGGTGAAAGGCGCTATTACAAAATCAAAAAGACTTGCGAATATGTTGCCAGCAGAATGACTGATTTTGTTAAAATAGCCCGTGATGATCTTAATATCTGTATACGTAAGATGTGTGTATATGGTGGTCCTGAAAGAGATATCTCCGATAATATCTATTCATGCTGTAACATCTCCGGTATGAATTTCGGTATGGCTATAAACAGCAAGCATGCCACTGGAGCTGTAGCCCCAGCCCCACAGCAGTTAGGAGGTAAAGGTATAGCGTTAGTTAATCTATTCGCTGAACTAGCTAAGTATATAGACCTTAAAAACGGTAAGATGAAATCTACCCAAATGTCAGAGAGTACGATACTAAAATTATTTAATCTTAAATCTCTTGACATATACGTAACTGAGATGGGCATAGATGCTAATACGCTATTCCTTCTAGAGGAATTTGTACCTGAAAACATAGCTAAACCCTTTACTGCTAAAGAAATAACTGCTTGCATATTACACGAATTCGGGCACATCATGGCTACTGTAGAGCATGCTGCTGATTTCTATGTGGTCACTGAACGTATCAAGAACTGTGCAGTTAATACTAAAGCTGAATCATTAGAAGAAGCAGACAATATCGTCAATACTATTGATAAGAAAGTACTTCCTGCTGTCCAGACTAAAATAACTGAACTTAAGAAAGAGAATAAACTTGATGTAGTGACTATAGGAACAGCTATAGCTGTAACTGGATTTCTAGCAAGTCTTATATCCAAGATGCGAAAGATAACTTGCAGTTCTCCTACCAGCAGCATATTCTCAAATATCAAGGATATTATTCTCTCAGCTGTTAACGTTGTTATTCACGGACTGGTTACAGTAACAGCTGGGTTAATGCTCTTTGTGACTAATGCAGTAACACTGGATCTGGTTGAAAAGAACTATAATGAAGTTAATGCTTTTAAGGATTCAGATAGAAAAAATACCTGGAATAATGCATTCCTCGAAGAGCGTTGGGCTGATGAGTTCTCTACCAGACAGGGTTACGGTTCTTATCTTATCTCTGGGTTAAACAAAATCAAGAGATCATTTGCTTATGCTAAGATAACTCCCAGTTTAGGACCATTCATTGCGTACAGCAGTACTGCCGGTAATATCGTATCGCTATTCATCTGGGCAAATACTAAGATAGATCTGCTAAACAAATTCAGAAAAGTTCACACTTATGAAGATCAGTTCTATCGTGCCAGACGTATAATTCAGAATATGAAACAGAGATTCAAAGAAGAGAAGATTCCTTCCGCTCTTTGTGATACACTGCTCAATGAACTTAATAATGCCGAGAAACAACTGGATAGTATCAAGCCTATTGAGCATACCGGACTTCTTGAAGCTATGGGTAACGTAGTTGATAATATTATCAACCCAGCTACCTGGTATGAGATACTTAAAGACGGTAAAATGAATAGAGATTTTGCTATACTTCAAGATAAACTTGACGATATTTCTAGTAATAAACTCTATGCGCTATCACATCAACTTAGTAATATTCAACTTTAACTGAACGCAGGCCTGTTCTCCATTAAGGAGAACAGGCTTTTTCGTTCATTAGTCCTTCAGATATATATTACTATCTTGGAGCAATAATAGGTTCTTGCATAGGAGGAAACAGTAATGTGAGTAAAAATCAGGATTCGTCTGTAATTCGCAAGGAGACTAAGCAGTCGATACCTATCGTTCAAAACTACTTGGTCTACCATGCTGAATTCGGTATCAACAACTTCACTGGAAAAACTCTGTATATGCTTCATGGCACCGGTGAGGTTAGCAAGATCCCATATTTGGGACAGTACACAGATGAATTCGGGCAGCGTCTGAATAACGCCGGAGTACAGATCCAGTTTATTCGGAAAGGGCGAAACGATCCTGATGAAAGTGGTAACACTCGAGGGGTCGCTGACAAGAAAGACCGGACGTTGGTTGATATCTTTATCAGTAATGATAAACTAGGCAAAGTAAACAGTAACGGAGAATACATCGATACCCCGTACTACGTTGCTGAATTTGGCTTTGTGATATCTTTCAACAGTAGCCTAGATGTACTGAGACGGGCACATCCAGGCTTACACAACTCAATTTCGAATTATGTAGCGAGTGCACTGAGAAGAACACCAGAAGGTACTTCTGGAGCAGCACCGTTGTACGTAATAGCTAATAGCCACAATACGTCTATCAACCAGATATATCTAATCATCAATGATTCTATTTGTACGGCCAAAGTCGGTCATGACTTCACTGCAAATGAATCACTTGATATTTATGTATCTAATGGATCAGGGGATATCTTAAAATACAGTATGCTTACGTCTGCAGGATTTACCGATTTGGCAGAGCCTGTAGAAAATGCATTTTGTATTTGGGGAGTGAATAAAGATGCCGTATATAAACGGCTAATGAAAATACAAAACGATAGATCTAAACTTCTAACCGAATCTGAGGTTAATGACCGAATCGCTAAAGCACTAGAAGAAGCCAACGCTAAGATCACTCAATACGAAACAGAACTTAAGACCGAGCGGACACGCTACAGCTTACTTCAAAAAGAACGCGATACCTACAAGACTCAGTTAGATGAAGTTAACGAAAATGCTAAGAAGACGTTCGAGCAGAATATGCTCGAACGTAAAGAAGCTATAGCCGCTAAAGAAGCGGAAACTAAACAGATACAGCTCGAGGCCGAAGCCCGTATCCGCCAGGCAGAGGAATCAGCTACTAGAAGCAAGCAAGAGCATGAGGAGCGTATGCGGAGGTACGATGAAGACGCTGCTAGGCTCAAAGCTGAAACTGAACGACTAAAAGCTGAGAACGACGAACGTTCAAGGCGATATGACGAAGATCTCAGGCAGGCCAAACTGCGTGAGGAACGTGAACGACAGGAACACGAAGATCGAGTTCGTAGATACGAAGAAGATCTGCGTAAAGCTAAACTGAGGGAAGAAGAGGACGAACGAAGGTACAAGGAACGCATGCAACAGGCGGAAGCCGAAGCAGCACGACAGAAGGCCGAAAGCGAAGAACGCTGTAGGCGATACGAGGAAGAACTTCGACGGAAGAAGGTCGAAGAGGAACAGGAGAAACAGAAAAACTCTAACAGAAACAAATGGTGGGAATACATAGCAACAGCCGCTAAGGCATTAGGGGCAATCATTACTACTGCAGCATCAATCTTTACGCTTTTAGCTAAAACTGGATAATTGAGTAACGTTTATTTGGTAGGTAACTAGGAGAGTCTTTTCTTGGTCGGGGTAGCCACTTGACGAGGAAAGTACTCTCTGATGTAAGAAGAAGCAGCATGGGTAGCCACTGTGCTGAATATTCCGATATCAGGGTAGCCACTTGATAATGGGAGTAGACTTACTCGTTATTTATTAAATAAACGATGTATAGAATATGAAGCTTAACTTAACTAATCCTAGGAGTTAGAATGAGCTTAAAGGAAGTTATCGACGACATCGATCGCAAGCTGCCGCAGTTTAATGACAAACTGCTACTTGACTACAACAAGAACCTGATCAACGGGTGCCGTGACTACGTGGATAAAGTCTTTGCCCACGCAGTTGAGTACATTAACGACACCCTTGAGGATGCACGACAGAACAACAGTATCAACTCATACGGCATGTCTATCGACACGTTCGTTGAGCAGCCGACTACAGTTGTAACTTACAAGGGCTCTAGAGTTCTGGGGCCCGTCGAGCAGGTCAAGTATGAGACTAACAAGGGTCTTGGTAAGGAGAAGATAAGCATAGAGCGTGACGAACGAATGCTCGTAGAGTGTGCGTTCGAAATCAATGGCGAGCCGTATACCACTGAACTCTATCTTCCCTACTGGATCAACAACGGACTCATCATGAATGGCAAAATCTATGCAGTCAAGCACGTTCTGTGCGACAAGATTGTAAGACTAGCTACTGGTGATGGGATCATCATGAGGGTTATGAGATCTCCTCTCCATTTCTGGAGAAATGAGGAGATAGTACTTAAGGACATCCACGGTAAAGAAACTTCTGTAAAGTACATCACTTGTAAGGCACACTACAAGACAAATACGAAGAAGAAGTATCAGCGTACTCCTCTCGTTTTGTACATCCTGGCAACATACGGTCTTACTGAAGGTATCAACAAGTTTGTTCCAAGCGGTTGCGTAACCGTTTGTCAGACTGCTGATATGGACGACGAGGATCATCTCTACTTCCAAGCTATACCTGGCATTTATGTTAAGTGTGAAACTGACGCATTTGCTAGTACTGTTTGTAAGAGAGTAGTGGCATCACTGGTATATATCTTTAGAATCGCTGCTAAGGATATTACCGGATATGGAGATAAAAAGTTCGATAGTCTCTCTAACAAAGACTTGTACATTGCATTGATAGGCAGGATCATCTACGGAGAGAAATACTCATTACCCCAAGCTTATGGGCACGGTGAGTCTCATCTTCGTTCACTGAACACCTATATCGATGCAGCGTCAAGTGCCGAGTTCAAACGAGATTACAACATCACTATCAGGAACATCTTTGAGTTATTCATCTTTGTCTTCTTCAATATAGATACATATCTGGCTGGTTACAGTCCGAATGATCTGTTTGAGAAGAAACTTGGTAATGTAGATAAGTTGTTACGGGACTGCATCACTTCTAACTTGTTCAACAAGATCTACAGAGTATCTAGGGGTAAGGAGCTTAAACCTAAGAACATAGCAGATGCGTTACGCATCAAGCCAACTAGTATCAATGATATCTACAAGGACGAAAGTATAGCTACCGGTACTGAGGCCTACAACGATGACATGCTATTCAATCAGCTATGTCACAAATTACTCCAATCCAGATCAGCTAAAGGATCTAAGAAAGGAAACGATAGCAACACCATCAATCACAAGGAGCATCAGTTCTCACCTTCATTCGTAGCCATTGAAAGTATACTCTCGATAAGTACCTCCAATCCGGGAGTAGCTGGAGACATCAATCCATTCGCTCAGATAGATGAGGATGGATGTTTTGATGAATCCAAGATGCCTTGGTACGATCAGATCAAGGGACTAAGCAATCTCCTTGTTCCGCTTTAGCGAACCATTTTCGACGGACATATGCATATGGGATTTGTAACAGATACTAACCAGCAGTTTAACTACGCCGGTAAGGCTCCGATACCGGAGCAGCCTCAGTCGGCACCTCAGCCGACGTACAATGGATTTCAACCTACCTATCAGCAGGTAGATCCGGTTAACAGCAACATGACCAGAGTGGCTGGTATGGTCAGACCGCTCCTTCAGGCTTACATCGCTCAGGGACGTCTTAACCCGCAGGCAGCTAGCAAAATAGCTGATTTACTTACCAGAGATGCTAACACCGTTTGGCCAGAGAATCTTGTCAGAACTTTTGGCAGACGGGTTTGCAGTGATCAGGAACTGAACAACTGGCTTAACAACACGATCCAGTATTACAGTAACACCCTGGCTAATGCCGGAATGAATATTAGAGGCATTCCTCAGAACCAGGGATTTATGCCGCAGCCTCCTATGTATGGTAATAACATCCAGGGTGGCAGCATAGGCGTATTCGATCGGATGGGGTTCGGAGGTCAGCAGGGCTTCGCACCGCAGGCAGAGTATGCAGTTCAGGGTTTTGCACCTCAGCAGGGGTACGTTACTCAGGGATTCGTTCCGCAGCAGGGATATAACCAGATGAATACTGGCTATATAACTCAGGGATTTGCGCCTCAGCCTGGCTATGCTACTCAGGGATTCGTTCCGCAGCAGTCAGCTCCAGCCAGGAACGCAAGCGCCGAGTTAGAAGCTGACATCAGACGTATGTATGGCGGTCAGGGACAGCAGACTGCTTCCGAAACTCTTAGTCCGTTTCAGAGGCCTAGTGTAACTAACCCGACTTACAACAGCGAACCGCCAACAACTACCGCTACACCAATCAAGCCGGAGAACATCGCTCGGCCTCAGCCAGCACCGCAGCCTGCTCCTAGACCGGTTGCCCGGCCTGGCGACAGTTGGGTTCCTGCGCCTCCAGCTATCGATTACAGCGAGAGTGACCAGTTAGCTAAGGATCTGTTTGGGGATAGCGGTACTGAACCAGCAGATGATTGGATAACTGTAGCTAGAGAACGTATCAACGATAAGGTACGTCGTCTTATCGGCAGTATGACTATCCAGCATAAACCCGAAGACACTATGACTCCTCCTGCGGAATCCAAGGTCGTTACTGCAGATCTTGAGATCGATGTTCCAGTTGAGTCTATCGCTCAGGCAGTTGCAGACATAACAGCTAACCACAAGGAGGCAACGAAGACCGATTCAGTCTACAACATCAAGGCTAAGATGGAGCACATCATCCGTCTTCCGTTCGAGACAGCCAAGAATGAGTACACTGCCATTCAGAGGCTTATCGATAGTGAGGTAGATGATGCCAGCAAGACCGGTATCCAGGGTTTCAAGGATGTCATGAAGATAGGTATGGATGTGCTGCGTAAGATAACTTACTCTACCAACACGTTCTATGAAGGTATCTCAAGTCTGGTTCTCGATCTGTTCAATCATCAGTTCGTAATCAGTCTTGGCGGCATGACTGTAGAAGGGTATACATCACCTGCTCCTGTCAAGAACATCTCTGAGATGGAATGGGCACTTAACATGGAAAGCGATTTCCTTAAAGAACTCAAGGCCAAGGATGAGTATAAGTATTGCAAAGCTATGTATACCAGCCTTATGTCATCTATCTTCTCCATCTGGTCACTGAAGGTTAAAGGATATAAGGGTTATCTTGATCCTGCTAACCAGGCTGATGCTCAGCTGATAGTAGTTAACAGCACTAACGGCCTGTCAGTAGATGGAGCACCCATCAGACTGCTTGGTACTGTCAACGTAGCTAATGAAGAACTTAAGAAGAAAGTAGATGCAGCTGTCAGAAGCATCTTCGTTCTGACTTATAATACCACTATCGTCATTTCCAACCTGAAACTTGAGACTAAGCCTAAGGTTAATGGAACTAATGATTTCGGTATCAAACTGATGGATAGACATTCGTCTTATGCTGCACCGCTGGCTATGACTGTAAGTCGTCACGGTTATGCTAACGTAGTTATCAGGGAGGATAATAGTACGATAGATACGCCTTACATAGGCGGTCTGGATACAGACGGTGTATTCGTCATGAGAAAGATGCAGAGATGCACTCGGCAGAATAAGTAGAAGTTATTAAGCTCTAACTAATAGGGAGTCCAGGTAGGCGCTTAGGCGTCTACCATGGACTCTTTTACGAAGTTCATTTTTTTTCGATTATATATTATTAAGATGAACAGGTGGAGCTGAAGCAATATTCAGCTCCTATTATCAATCATTGTAGCCATAGGAGGCTATTATGGACATTAATACTAACATCATCGTCACATTCTTTCTTGCTGTGATTGAATTAATTGGTAAGTGCTACGTAGCTGCAGTACGTCTATTTACCAGCTGCAACGATGAGCAGCTGACTGCATTTAAGTCAGCTGTGCTTGAGAAGTTTGCAGAAAGGGAAGAATGGTACTACACCATCGCCGAAGAACATCTCGGCGATGAGTTTGTAGCCGCCTTAACCGTACAGAGGGCTCTCTTAGAGGACCTGTTAAAGGTCTTTAATGAGAGCAAGCTCTCGTACGGAACTAAGATTTCTGCAGAGTTCCAGAAGTACTGGATGGAACTATGCGGAAAAACCATAAGGCAATCCAGGGAAATCTGTGAGGTAGCTGCAGCTAAGTAAGCTTAGCCCCACAGATAGAGAAAGGGCAGGCGCACTCGTGAGAGTCCGCCTGCTTATTTTTTTTAATTTTTTGTTCAGTCAAGGAGTATAACTACATCCCTCAGATCAAGTTCATTAGAAGTTGTACCTGCAGTGATGTCATAGTTCAATCTGATAACGATCTTATCTTCTTTGTTCCTGTATATCTCAGCATTAACATATGCGGGTCTATCCTGATGAGTGAAAGAGGCATGACCCTTCAGTACCTCAGAACCCTGATTGAACCTGATGATAACCGGGAACTGGAATCCATTAACTTCTTCTACGTCTAACTTAATACCAGTAAACTTCCTGATGTTGCAGCTCTGATCTATCAGTAAATTATCGCTTATCTCAAAATACTGCCAACCCTCAACCGGACGATTAAGAGCTTTAGTACCTGCCCAAGCGATATGTCCTTTACGGAACGGTACTAACATAGATTCCTGCTTAGAAGCATCGAGGAGATCACTCCAGGTAGAGGTTCCATTAGGAAGTAAGAATTCGCTATCCTTAGGAGTAGTTACCTGAGTAGTTTCATCTACCAGCTTCCAGCAGCCTTCGTTACCTGAAAGGTCTTCAATAGCTAATGTTTCCTGAACCATATTCTTTAGCTCAAATCCAAGCTGTAAGTATGCTCCAGTAGCATCGCCATCTTCATCCCAAACTACACGTAACTGAGGTTGTATAGCTAAGTCTACTTTACCGTAATCTACAAAAGGAACATATCCACGGGGATAGTTCTCAGAAATTACATTGATGTTTACTCTATCATTTTCATTATTATTCAGATCTACTGATACTGCTGCAGTAAACTGAATATGACTTTGATCAGTTTGTAACCTAAAAGTAAAAGTATCTGCTGTGCAAGGTGAGGTATCAGTACCTGCTACCTTATACAGACTAGCGATAGTGTACCAATGAAGACCACTCTTAGGTGAGTATATCTTCATATATGTGCATTTACCGTTACTGACGTCTCCGTATGACGGAACTCCCTGTAATCTTCTCATGTTGCTCTCCAATGTTTCGATACGTCTGAATAGCGAACTCATGATTTCAGTAGTACCGAGCGTATCCTCAGTAACTGTCTTCGCTTCATTAAGGTAGTTGATAACATTATAAGTCTGCTTAAGCATCTCACGATAGTTATCAACAGTAACATCACCACCATAGGCGTGATAAGAAACTGTTACAGTACCGGTGATAGGAGCAGCTATCAGGATGAAGTTATATACCGGAGATGTATACGAAGTTGATTTGGTTCTGGACTCATTCATACCAGCGATGAAGTAGTCAGTACCTAATGTTAATGTAGTATTTGAATCAGGATGCTTGACTACTACACTGTCGTAGTAGAACGGTCCACCTTTAGGCTGAATAACGAACTTCTTATTCGGAACATCTATAGTGTGTTCCTCATCAGTCACTTCATTATTAGGGTTAGTACAAGACTCATCCAACTCAAAGAGAATGCCGTCATTAGCACCAACTGTCATAACGTCAGTAACGTCGTTATTCAATACCTTAAGCTGCTCAATGGATTTAATCACATCAAGCATAAGCTCAGGTGTTATATTTAACGGTTCGTTGTGAAAGTAAGCTGTCTTTATCTGGTTAGGGTATAACCTCTGGTACGATACAGCTATAGTGTACGTAGTACCGGCAGTTACACCTTTAAGCATCTTGATACCAGAGCAGAGCGTCTTATTGAAACTGGGATCGATAAGCTTAGCTCCAGACATATCGTTATCACAAGTAGCGGTTAGCTCCTCAGTAACTTCATAGTCTGTATCGAATACCAGTTCCTGATTAGATACACCGCCTGAGATAATGTATACATGTATACTATCTACAAAGACGGTAGCACCAAAATCAACTATCTGCCCGTATTTGAATATGCGATAAATTTTATTACTTTCAGCGTAGTTAGATAATGAACCGGTAAGGTCCATAGTCAGATTACTCATTTACTAACCCCCACTGGATGATGATAACTGGGACTGCAGATTAGCTATCAGTTTCTCATACTCTTTGATAGCTGTATTAGCCTGAGATAGCTGTTTCTGCAGTCTGAGATTTTCTGAATAATAGTTAATAATCTTTAGCTTATCTTTATCTCTGTCTGCCAGTAATTGGCTGTACTGGCTATCAGTAAGCCACTCTTCCTTAATAGTAACGAAGTTGACATCTGGAGTTATACCGTATGTAGCTTCTACTATTTCAGTAAATGTCTTCTTCATGAAATTAAGTAAGGTAGGATCTTTAGTAACACCGATAGTTGAAATCATACCGAACTTATAATACTTAGATACATTGAAGTCAGGTGTCTCTGCTACAAAGTACATCGATGCGTAAATAGTGGTACTGACATCGTCATAGTCAGGCTGAGTCAACTTAAGCATCTTAGCAGCCCGAATATCAGGCAGCAGCTGCTGCATGTCATCCTCGGTCTTATCATTGGGCTTAAACCAATCATCGGCTAACTTACCACCGTCATCAAGGTACTCATCATAAGTCATGACCTTGACTACTTTGTATACGCCATTAAACTTATCGTATCCATCGATAAAGATGAAGTTATATATAGCTCCTGGAGTAGGTATAATCATGCTGGGCATATACACTTACCTCTTAAGTATTACTTACAATGCTCTCATACGAGTCACGGGTCATTACTAAGTACTCTGCAGTATCCTGAGCAAATACTAGATAAGTACTGCCACCAGATTCAGTCTGCTGATAGCGACCAGTTGCAGCTACTCCATTGACTATAGCCATAGCCTCATTGATCTTAATAGAGAACTCCTGAGTAGTACCATCCATATACTTGAACCCAGGTTCCTGCGAGCTATAGTCCTGATAAGTAGGATGAGCTTTACGTACAGAAAAGAGTTCATTGTTGTTAGGATCAGGTAATACTAAGAGCAGCATTTTACTCTGGGCATTGGTTAAGGCTTCCAGGTAAGTTTTCCTGAATTCTTCGGTGTAGTTCCCATAAACCTTACGTGCGATATCTTCTAGTGCACTTAGATTCCATACACTAGGATAGTAGTCCTTCCCTGCTCTAGAAGTATACTTATCGTAGATAGGTACGATATAGAACCTACAGTTAACATAGACATCAGGAAACAGGATCTTGAGGTCATCCGGGGATAACTCCGTATTACTCTCTAAGTAGTTTCTGATAGCTGCACGGCAGTCTAATGAACTAGGAGTCTTAGCTCCACAATAAGACAGAGCGAATGGAATAGTGATACGGGTTCTACTATCTACTACGTAGGTAGTATTGAAAGTGTAGATACCATTCTGATCACGGAGCATAGTCTCGACATTAGTCTTACTGAAAACATAAGCCGGACTATTCTGAAGAATACTGAGTACACCCTGCTGGATAAGAGTAGCTGGATCAGTAAGTACAGTAAGATCATACGGAGCTATAACGGAAGTTATAGTAACATAAGGATACTGAGTACTGAAAGCTTTATTGGAGATCCAAAGATGAAATACTAAATCTACTTCATTCGTAGTAAACTCAAACTCTATCCAGTTAGCAAACTTAAAGAGTCTGGCTGTACCATCTGACAGATTTAACCTAGCAGTAACATACTCAGTACTGGTAAAATAAGAACCAGGAACATAACCAGTATAAGACTCATCGGTAGTAAGAATAGTTTCTATCTGTTCCTGACTATCCATATCCTGAGTATAGATACGTTCCAGAATAGCAAAAACAGCAGATTGTTGAGCATTAGTTAAATTAGGTATAGACTTACTGGGTACACGATCTTTATCGTAGATGATCTCTAATGATCCAACTATAGACTTATCATCAGCTGTAGTAAGTCTAGATACTCTGTTATCAGTAAGACGTGTTTTATTGATGAGATAGTTGTAGGACTCACCAACCAGTACGCCTATGCCTTGATCAGCACCGGATGGCGTATCCAGGTTAGATTTAAGTCTGGCAGCACTGTCCAGCACAAACCCATATATGGTTTCTTTAGTCATAACGCGTTACCTTTAATGTTTAGTGCATTGCGGTCATAGAATTTCAAACGATATCATCTGATATTTAGTCATTTGTCTAAAATTATATAGACAAATCTTGTACCTAGGAGATTTAATTACATGACTATGTATTTCAGAAACCCCCTTATGCAGCGCATAAGCGCAGATAGCGAAGACCTTACCTGGAAAGCTGTACAAAGACTTAAGGATAAATCAGCTGTTGATAAACTGGAACGTGAATATCATTTCGCACTTCCTGAAAGTCTTAGAGCTTGCATCCTGAAGTACAACGGCGGTATATGCAAACCTAACAAGATAGATGCTCCTTCTGGTAACGTCTATCTATTTGGCGGGTTACTGTCTTTTAATGAAAATGACGCAGACAATGTATATACTGCTATCCAGTCTATACTGGACGTAAGCGGAAGCAGACTTAATTACTTTCCGTTCGGTCTAGATCCCTTCGGCAACTTCTTCTGTATTCAAGATGATGGAGTAATCTTCTTCGATCATGAAACTAACGGTATCGAAGTATTAACTAAATCCTTCGATGATTTCTTAGCTTCTTTACACGCGTAGGTGATAACTTATGGCATTCAATTACCTGTTTCAGGGTATGGAAGCATACCTTGATGATGATGTTGAGATCAACAACAATGTTACTACTCCTGAAGATGATGCAGTAGCAGCTGCGGATCAGTCTGCTGAGATAGCTTCTGATATAGCAGATGCTAACTCTGAGGCTAAGGATTCTGAGATACAAGCTCAAATGCTTGTACAGATGAGTAAGCTCTATACTCACGTTAAGCAATTTGGCATAGATAGAACTTTCGTAGCTCTGTACAACGATCACGGTGCTCTTGACCAAGTTTGCAATATAAGATTTCCTTCTTGCGAATCTATGCCGGCAGAAGGAAGCCCTAGCAGTAAATACTCTCAAGCTTTCATAGCTGCTATGGAAGATGAGAAAATTGGATTTTGGACTAAGATTAAAAATCTTATTCTAAATATCTGGGATTGGATAGTTGAAAAAGCTGCGAATCTTCGCAGTCGTATTATGAAATTCGGTATAGCTAAAATAGCAGATCTGGAAAAAACTGTTCGAGAGATAAGAGAAAAATATTCAGATCTGCATCCAATAGATATATCTAGAATGAGAGTTTGCGGTTTTTTCTTTGCTCAAGAAACTCGTAATAATCTAAATAAACTAATTAAGCTATTAAAAGATGACGTAAAAGAATCCCAACGAACCGTGCACAATATCTGTGTGGTTGCGAGGCAGTATCTTAAAAAAGATACTCATGAAGCTTCCAATCTACAAACCTACAAAGACGAATTAGCATCATCTTACGCAAATATCTGCCAAAGTTTTCAGTCGTTTAATAAATTAACCCGAGACGGAAGTACATTATACCTTAAAAAAGGCATTGGCGATAACACAGCAGATTTCAATGAACTTCTAAACAAAGTAAAGGAGTATGGTGCACAGGTAAAAACTGACTGGAACGATATAGATGGCACATATGACGCATTAGTAGGAACCGCTTCGGACGTTAGAAAAATTATAAAAGATATTAGAAATACGAACGATCTTCCAGCCGTCTTTGCTGAAAGTTTAGCAAACGCAATGAAAAGTGCCCGTTATAATGTTATCGTATACCTCACTTTCTTTAGATTCTATGGAAACATGTCCAACGAAATAGACCGAGAACTACATATGCCTCTATTCCTTAAGCAGCTACAGAAGAAATAAATATTCATAAGTTAGAGATCCTCCAATCAAGGAGGATCTCTAACTTTCGTGAAGTTCATTTTTTTTTCAGTTATATATCATTAAGGTGAACAAGGTGGAGCCAGAATCATCTGGCTTCGTATTTTTAACATAAGCACTGGGAGGTGTTATTATGGGCAATGAGGAACTTAACTATGGCGATAAGATCGCCCTTAAGAACTGGGAGAATTTCTCCCAGAAGAAGGATCGGGAATTCAGCGCATTCATCAATATCATTATCGACGAGCGTGCCGAGAAGCTGGTGCGCGACTCCACCTCCTTCAAGGAGAACGGAAGTCTCAGCACCGGTGACCTCGATGCGGTCACCGAGATTCTGGCATTTTACTGCCAGACCCACGAAGCGATGCGAAAAGACGTCGCTGAGTTGGTCTTCACGTTCTTCGAGTCTGACGCAACCCGTCCTCTTCTTACTGAATTCCTTACTTCTCTTCATGACGAGTTCGTGAAGAAGATCGGTGGGAAGGTCAAGAAGCTCGCTGAAATGTGGGGGAAGATTGATGCCATCAAGAAGGAGTATAATTACAAGGACTAATCCTTCTCTTGGCATTTAATCTTAATAAAAGAAGCCGCAGAACATCGTGGCTTCTTTTTTTTTCATTTTACCTACAGATATATATTACTTAAGCGATAAAACTAGAATGTTTTAGTTTCACATTAACTGTTATGAGGTAATCATGCACTTTAAGGAAATTAGTCTCGCTAGTAAATACGAGGATTTTGAAGGTCTTCGACCTAGAGAGATTGTTGAGGATGGTAGACATAAGGAAGAAGAACAGGAATCTAAAGCGTCATACGATCCAGACGATCCATGCGAAATGATAATAGGCGATCTTCGTCGCTATCATGCTGATCATCCTAATCCTGCTGCAGAACGCGAATGGCGGCGTTACGAGCATCTCGTCTCCTATATAGTACCGCATGCTATAAAAAGACTAGATCCTTGTTATCGCAAGAAATCGCTTAACCGTTCTGATGTCAGGAAAATAGTGGGGGAATACGTTTTTAGCGATGAGAAGCTCGAACTGATAACTGGATCTGTATGCAATGAGCTTAGAGATCGAGGTTACAAAATTATAGTCAATTAACCGTAGGAGAAAACTATGAGTATGTTTGGTAGTAGCTTCAACGAGTTTACCGGACACAATGACCCGGAGCATGTTGAGATGCATCCGGAAGATGAGCTCTATGGTTCACGTTCGAAGCCTCACCATAAGAAAGACGAGGATAGTTTGCTGCCAGATCTGGACCTGATTTTTAACACCACTCCTGAGCAGCTTAGGGAGATGGCACGTGCTAATCTTCGTAAGCTTCGCGGCATGGACGACTAAAATAAGTTTTAGTTAACTTAAGAACAACCAGCCTGCTAACGCAGGCTGGTTTATTTTTTGTCATTTTACTGCAAAGAAATGGTATAGATATTTTAAGACTATAAGGAGTATAATTGTGAGTACTATACTCTACATGAAAGACATAGAAGAGAAACACCCGTACATAGACTATAATACTAAGAATCAATCATTCTTACGTATAGCCCTAGTACTTAAACGTATGGGTATACATAACTATTATTTTTTTCTAAGCTTATACGATCGTAGTTTGCTTGGAGTAGATCCTAGGTCTAAAGATCTAACTACTGAGCAAATGCTTCGTATCTCTCAGGAATGTAAAATCAATATCTGGTATTTCCTAAGAGAGGTAGTACGCGTTCCCGTCATCGGTCAAGAGAATGGAACACCCTTCGAGCTTAACCGAGGTAATTTAGCTTTAACCTGGTCGTTCATGAACGATGTCGATATAGGACTAGTTCAGCCACGTCAGACTGGTAAAACTATCGGCATGCAGTGTATCATAGACCACGCTATGTACGTAGCATTTTCTTATCTTGATATCGGCATGTTCACTAAGGACTCTGCCCTGGTCCAAGATAACGTTGCTCGTCTTAAAGCTCTTAGAGACGGACTACCTAAATGGATGGTATCTAAATCCACTGCAGATGGAGAACGTAAGGAAGGCTTATTTTACGCAGCTTTGCATAATTCATATAAAACATTTACATCTGCTAACGATGAAGTTGGCGCTTACAAGCTGGGACGTAAACTGCCATAACTGCGTCCTACTAGAGTGATCTAGTACAATAAAACTCACTTAAACGGGGAAAGTCTCTCTGAGATAACCTACCGTGCTAATAAAAAAGCCTAACGACTAGCGAAAACAAGCCAGAAAGTGGTTCTGGTGGGAATGAGTAGCGTAGGGCCTAAGTGGGCTCGAAATGGTGAGCAGCTCGCACCTATAACTTGCGAGCTGGTGATATAGTCTGAACTTCTATGGCGACATAGAGAGGTGTAATGGAAACGATTACACCGCAACATATTCGGGTTGTACAATGGCTGTAGTACACTTCGACGAAATAGCGTTCATGAATTATAATTGGATAGTCGTACCCACAGCTGTCAACGCTATGTTGGCAGCTTCTCAGAATGCTCGTAAAGCTGGACTGCCTTCTCCTATCATCTTTACTACAACTGCTGGTAACCCTGAAACAAAACAGGGTGCATATGCTCTTAACCTATTAAGATCAGCTCTTCCATTCACAGAAGCTCTCTATGATCTTAAAGATAGAGATGAACTTATCTCTACTATCCATAAATCTTCTAGCCGTACAGCACCTATGCTGTACTTAGAATTCTCCTATAGGCAGCTAGGTAAAACTGATGAGTGGTTCAGAGAAAATGCTTCACGTTCTGGAGCATCACAGGATGATATCAACCGTGATTTCCTTAACATCTGGCAAACTTCTTCAGATAACGCTATTCTTCCTGAGAAGATACGTAATGAACTTATAGCTTCTAAACGCGAACCTCTGTACTGCGAAATCATAGATGATTTTATCATCCGTTGGTATATACCTAAAGAGAAAGTTAACTCTCAAGAAATACTTCAGGTAAAAGGAGCCCTAGGTTGTGATAGTTCTGAGAATATCGGTAAAGACTTTACCACCTTTACTCTGGTATCTATCAAAGATATGTCAGTTGTAGCTACTTTCCGTTGCAATAACAGTAACACTATGGCTATAGCTCGGTTCATTGTTAAGTTCCTACTTAAGTATACTGGAGTGGTGTTCATTCCTGAACGTCAGAATACAGGTATCGCTATAACTGACTTCGTTATCGAAGAATTACAGAAAAGAAATATCAATCCTTACACTCGTATCTACAACGATGTAGTTCAGAATCGTAATGAAGATAGGTACAAAGATATCAGTATCTACAACTATACTGAGATACCAGCTAATATCAGAGGTATGTTCGGCTACAGAACAGGTGGTGCTGCATCAGGTACTTCCAGAAATTTACTCTATAAGCAAGTCATGTTCAAAGCTCTGGAACTCATAGCTACCAGGGTATACGATAGAACACTTATCACTGAATTAGTTAACCTTACTACTCGCGGCGGTCGTATCGACCACAGTAACGGTAAGCATGATGATCAGGTCATCTCGTTATTACTAGCATGCTACTTGATATTTTTCGGTAAGAACTTATATCTCTACGGCATCGATAGTAGTGAAGTTCTCAGTACAGTATCAGCTACCGGAGAACACATCGATGCTAAAACCAGAGATAATCAAATAGCTATCCGTAGAAGAGTAGCCGAGCTTAAGGGATTACTTGCAGCAGATCCGGTATTACCACTTAAGCAATCTTATCAAAGAGAACTGGATGTCCTTACTCCTATGCTAGATGATAAGATAGTTGCTGTACAGCCATTAGCTGTAACACAGGTTAACTACCAGGAAGATAAACTCAATACTTCATCTGCTTCTGAAGCCAGATTACAAACATTTGTTAGAAGATTTTTAAGGAGTTAACATGGCTAATACCATTAGAGATACCTTAACGGAGAGATTACATATAACTATCACTCCTACATTAGCCAAGAGTATCATCCGTTACGTATTAGGTTACGAAACTTATAAGACTAACATCAACGCATTCGCCAGTCCGTATCTAGGTATAGATTCCTGTGTATTCAGGGAAGCTGATCGTGCTGGATTCTTTGATCTGTTTAACGTAGAAGGTAATACTGTAACTAATGTAGTTAAAAGTAAGATCTCAGGACAGAACATCTTCGGCGTAGCAACTAAGCATCTAGTGGAAGGACTGGCTCCTGGTATATCGCAGCTATCTAGTGACCTATCCACTGCCGGATTCACTCAGCTGGAAATGAAACGCATCATCAACGATATACCGGCTATCGATCCTAACTTCAAAATAGCATCTGATCCATTTAACATTTTCTGCATTTGGGTAACTCACTTAGTACTTATTAGTACTCTGCCTGATAAACTTAAATACGATACTGCTATGTCAGTACTAAGATTCTTGCAGTATCGCTTCTTTACGTCTATCGTTAACTATCGATTCAGATACAAGCCTAACGAAACTGTGATGCAGACTACTTTCGAATCTCTGTCTGATAAATTCGATATCAAGCGTTATGGTACCTGGAAAGCAGTTATCGATGCTCGTGCTCAGGATTTCTTATCACCTAAATCTATACACTATAAAACTCTGATAAACGGTGGAGATGATAAAGCATTCCTATACGTCATCACTGATATACAGTCACGTATGAGATCTCAAATCAACCTCTACGTAGAAGAGTTCATGAGAATTAAAGAGTCCGGAGATCTTATCGGTAGTTATGGCAGTACTGGTACTGATAAAGAAGATGGACAAAAGATGATACTGTCAGTTGAGTCTGGGCTGGATATGGCTATTTCTTCTGTATATCAGGATACCATGTCTGTATCAAGACTGCTTGATGATAGAGCTATAAGACTAACAGCTGGACTGTTTACTGCACTACGTCCTGATCAGATAAGACAAATGATGCTAGCATTTTCTGAATACTGTGTCAAGATGGCTAAGACTAAAAACGATGATAAAATTAGTACTATCGGAGATGAAGAACTTTACATAGGTGGGCATGTCCTGGTTCAGCAAATCATTCAGCAAACTTATCGTTATTGCCGTAATAATGGAACTAATATCAATTCTCCTGTAGCCATACTTAAGACCACTAAGGATGTATACTCGTCTTCTCGTATATCTGATCCAGGTATCATAGCAGTTAAGTCATCTGTTGGAAATCTTGTATTAGAATTACAAGCATCTCGCCGTGAAACAACACTATCCGCATTACGCGTAGCATTCATCATGTACATCATGCTGCTGGCTATCAAGTATATCAGATAAGGATATAACTATGCGTGAACTTAAAACCCGTAACGAAATAGATCAGTTCTTAGGTAAACTCGATTTTGAATCAGCTGATGAACGTATCAGCTATTCTCGTTGGTATAAAGATCTAAGTAAAAAGAACCAGAAATATCTGGATACTAAACTTAAAGCAAATGAGTTCGTTAAACGCAATAAGGAACATCATAAAGAGTAAGATGATGCTACTGGAGGTTAACCTCCAGTAGCATCTATTTATTCGTAGTTAGTTATGATAACTTCATTACCGTGACGATTGCCGCCATCACGATTGATAGACCTTAATACATTTATTGGAAGTATATGGAAATCTTTATACAGTTCCCGCACTAGAGGAACATCATTGTTGCTTATCAGTACATAGGCACCACGGCGATCTAGTACTTTAACAAATTCAGCAAGACGTTTATGATCATCCATACTGAAACCTTTAGCACAGTACGTAGTAAAGTTAGCAGTCATACTTACCGGTACATAAGGAGAATCTATATAAACAAAATCCTTCTCCGATACAGTAGCACAGGTCTCTTCAAAGTCACCATTTATAATTTGTATATTGCTGGTATTAAGATATTCGGAAATCCCTCTAAGATTCTTTACATCAACTACCTGTTTCTTAGACTTTCTATTCCACGGTACGTTAAACATACCGTTGGCGTTAACCCGATATATGCCATTGAAGCAATGCTTATTAAGCCATATGAATAAAGCAGCGCATTCAACATCAGAGAGATTAAGTTCTTCTCTCTTATTGAAACGTTCTCTTCGTTGGTAATATGTTGTGCATACGTCTTCGCTAGATACATCTACATTAAGTTTGTCTAGCTGCTCTAATAGATCATCAAGCTTATCTTTAACGCATCTATAAGCATTTATCAACTGATAATTTTTATCACCTATAACTGCATTAGTCGGCATATAATCAAGCAGTAATGCACCGCCGCCTATGAAGGGTTCGTAATACCTTTTATAGTTATTTGGTATTATACTCGTTAGCTTATACAAAAGTTGGGTCTTACCTCCGACCCATTTAACGAACGGCTTTAGTCGTATTTCCGGAGTTATATTTAGCATAGAGTTTAGGACTGAATTGTAATACTTGCTTAGAATATTTATCTACTTTATAATAAAACCATTCTTTATAAAAAGATACTGGTACAGTACTGGCATCTACAACAACTTCGTTAACTGGAAGAAGCCCAAGCTTATTTAGCTTATCAGCAGTTATCATTTCAAAAGACTCAATGATATTCTCTTCAGTAGTCTCATCCTTAGTTATCTTAATGTGAATTTTCATAATAGCTCCTATATAGTAAATCATTCCATACTGAGCAATACAAATCGTAGCAAAGCCAACTATTTCACGAAATTCATCATTTTTTCAGTTATATATCATTTGAGTGCAAAGGATGGATTGTGCTGTTTGCAATCCTATTTATCAACTAACATAGGAGTAAAACTATGACTATCAAATATGTTAAGCCCGATTGGAGGTTCCATAACCTCCAGAGTGTAGTTATGATTACTGCCGGCAACGTTGGTCGCCGCTGCTACGAGCAGTTTCAGGAAGACTGGCGTCTGGGCAAGAGAGAACTTGACGAAGATTACGCTGAGAGCGTAACCCAGTTCTTGTACGGCAGAGTTATGGAGGACAGGGCTGTAGCCTATGCTGTCCGTGAAGCTAAGGACGTACCTGGCTTCAAGGAGTTCTGGGAAGAACTCACCGGAAGCCTGCTCACTTGGGCTGGCAAGACCCCCAAGGATTTTTGGAGCAGAGTCGAAGCTGACAACCAGTAATCTGTCTACCTTAACCTAGAGTAAGAAGCAGCCGGATAACCGGCTGCTTCTTTTTTTTTACTCAAGAGGTCTGTAAGTGCAGAAGAATAAAGTTACAGGTACAACTACACTGGCTCCGCCAGCTGATAGACCGAATATAAGTCCGCCGCTTTCATCGATGATAGAAGCTGTAGACTGCATGAAACTTTCTACTTCCTTATTAGCATCCTCAGAAAGTATAGGCAGTAAACTCATGGTATCGCCATCATGATCTCCACCAAGGTGTCCTAACGTAGAAGGATGCACTGAAAGAGATTGTTTAGATACCGCTCCTATAACCGGATATGAGTTCATAACCATATATCTATCTGGATTAGGTGCAAATGCATACTTAACTACACGACTCGGATCAGTAGAAATTATGTGCCCCTTAACCGGATAAATATTGTACAGATTCAGTACAGGATAACGAGTAACAGTAAAGTGTCTACCCATAGCTGCTTTGAAGCAAGCTATATACAGTAACTCGATATAGGTCATAGGTCTGACCTTAGACGGATCAAAGATAATACTATTATAAAACTCAAGCTTACGCTTATCTTTAAGTCTACCGCCTTTAGCCTGTATAGCTCTGTACCGTGCAGCCATGACATCAGGAGTTATATAGTTATGCGAGCCTATGAGCATTGACTGTTCTTTCTTAAATTTTTCCCAATCAGCATCATTCTTAATACCGTAGCAATTATTCTTCATGTGGATTTCAACATCATCCACCAAAATTTCATAATCACCAAATTCATCAGGCTGGACATTTTGATTTTTAACTATCTCAAGAAAATGCTGATACATCTCAGGCTTCATGATAACATCAAGATCCTGAGGGTTGATATCCATGCCGTGAGCTCTTAATGCGCCAGTACCTTCAATAACATAGTTCTCTGCTGGATAATCATCAAGTACATGAACGTACGGGTTGTCATCACGATATCTATCAGAACGAGCCAGCATCTGTTTGAAGTCATCGATATCTTTGAACTGATAAATGGTATCTCCTGTATCATAAACCATAAACAGATAATAGTTATCTGTAGTAGGAGAACCATCTGGGCCTCTGACTGGTTTAATAGATACAGGCTCAAAATGCATAGTGTTATCACGGAAGTCATTGATGATATCGTTTATTCCATCAGCAGTAGTAAATCTAGCTATGGTTCTATCATCTACTTCTACGTATTCACGTTTAAGTGTCTTAGAATTGATAAGAGCAACAGTATTACTCTGCCCTGCACCAAATGTACCTACAAAGAGCTGAGTAGTCATGATATTTACTATCACAGGAACTAATGCTTTTAGTCCTTCGAATAAAGGTATCAGAGCTTCATCGATACTGAACACATTAGGAGAATCTGGTGACTTAGTTGCAGTTAATAGAGGAGAAGTAATAACGTTACGTGATCCATAGACGATATCTCTTGCAGCATATTTGCCTTGAGCAAATCCATGCTTGTCATCTATCATGTTTCTGATGTATTCATAGATTTCCTGCAGTTTATTCTGCATCTGGTAACGTATAGGATCAAAGATAGGATCATCTGTTCCATTATCAGGAAGAGACTTCGTTAAAGATAATAAGTTAAGGTACAGTTTATTTATTTTTTCAGATTCAGGTCTACCGTTATGGATTCTTACATCTCTTAATGCAGCTGGAAGAATAATAAACTTGGTAATGAACAAACGATCTTTATATTTGTTTATCAGTTCTATTTTGTCATTACGCTGAGCTGATTCAGTTCTAGCAAAATTTATCTCTAACAGATGAGATATAAAGAATTGATATCCTGTATCTGAATTAGGATCATCTCTAGTGGTTCTAACGAAATCTTTAGTAGCAGGATCAAAATAAGCATACTGCTTACCGGCAGCTATATCTTGATAAAACCCTTTAAGAGTCAATATCTGTCGATAAAGATGTGGAGATACCAACGTAGTGCGTAAATACATAAAACCACGCCGTATCAGTCGTTCTCTAGATCCTAACTGTCCAAATATAACTTCGGAGTATAAGCCATCCGGATGAAATCTCTCAGTGGAGGACTCGTACATCGCATGAGATGTCACAGGTAAGCACTGTTTACGTTCAATGTACTCATCCGGATCGATCATTGTTATGTTAAATGGTGCTAGCTTAGCCATGTGCAGCTCCCAAATAAGAAAAATATTTTGATGATTTATATCATATACAAATGATACAATGTGCGCCATTCGATGACGCACCGTTGTAGGTCTTTAGACAAGTTTTGTTTAGGTAGAAATTATGAGCGCATATTCTGATTTTCTGGATAAACACGATGATCTTATCACTAAGGTTAATGACGCTATCATGTATAGCAAATTTCACGCTATTAAAGAAGTGTACATAGATTTAGCCCTACTGAAAGATACCAGATTAGGGCTTATACTGGCTACCGATAAAAAAGCATTACCGTATGTAAAAGCTAATCTGAATAAATACCAGATGAGGCCCAATCGTAGTTTTACTTTTGCTTTCCCTAAACTAAAATATAAAGAAAGCGAATATCAGAAAATGTATAAAGATGCCAAATACAGCAGAGACATCTTTAATTATAGTCCGGATACTTCACTATCTGGAATGATTAAACGTATCTTCATTATGCTGTACGACAACAATACCCGTGTCAGATATTTCGATAAAATACATGTTACTGTTAATACATACCCCTTACAGCAAAACGATTTAACTAAGACCTACTGCAATATCTTAAACAACATTTCGGATGGCAGAGCTGTAGTAGAATTTATCACCACTGATCCGCGTACCATAAATGAAGATAAATGGAGATCTATGGATCTAATGTTTATCGATAACATCAACTATACTTGTGATGTTAAAGGCACTTTATATAAGCCGTTAATAGAAGAAGCTTCTATGCCTTTAACTCAAATCTATGCACCGTATAGCTGTGAAGACAGTATGCTTCATCAGTGGCAAAGATACAACGTAGATTTTACCGACAAAGAGACTGTAAAATTACTATTTCAGACTACTGAACTAGTAATGAACACTCTCTGTCATTTCCTATTTGCATCGTTTGACGTTGCTACCGATAAGTAGGAGGATTATTCATTATGAGTTTCTTTGATAAAAAGAGTAAAGACCCGACTTCGAAGGATGCGAAACACGAATTTGACAGAGACAATCTGGATTCGGAACTCGACGACCTTCTAAACGACAACTTTGATTACCCGATGGATGGGGATATAACTGATCCGGATAAACGGCATCCGGTAATCAAAAAGCTAAGAGATGTAGGTATAGATGTCGATGCTATCAAGAGTAATGCTCTTGAAGGTGCCGGCGAAGGTATCAAGAACGCTATCGATAAATCTATGCCTAATGTATCGAGAACCTGGGAAGGAGGACAGAATTTACTGTCAGAACTCGATACTCTCAGAACTGAATCACTAGATAAAATTATTCCTGCCTATAACGCAACTATGCGTAGTGCCAAGAGAATGGCAACTAGTTTGGCAGGAAGATTACCGTTCAAGCTCGACAAGAAGATAGCTGCGCTTATTGATAAAATACATGAGCCTGATGAAGGCGGTTACGAGCCTAAAAGTAAAGATCAGATAAGAGAAGAAAGCCAGAAGAACGCCATGGCCGCAATCTTCCAGGCTGAACAGCAGGAACGTGTAGAAGATAAGCGTGAAGCCACTATAGAGAAAACCTTTGATAGACGTATCGGTCAGATACATCATCAGGAAACCGCTAGTATTCTTAACGTCATTCGTAATCAAAGTGTTTTTCAGACAGCATTTACTCGTGGTACATTTACTGCTTACCTTAAGAAAGATCTAGAACTTAAATACAAACAGTTATATGCAACTCAAGATTTACTTGAATCGCATAAACTGATGGTTAAATCTTTCCAGGAGCGTCTTGATGCTATTCGCAAGAATACTGCGCTTCCTGACGTCGATAAGATAACCTCAACCGAACTAATCAAAAAGAAAGTCAAAGAAGGTCTACTTAACACAGTAGGCAATAAACTCGGTTCATATTTCGGCGATATGCGTAAGAACATCATGGAGCGGTATGTAAAGCCATTCGTCAGTCAGATGGAAATGGGTACAACCGCGATGGATATGCTCGGCGGAAATATGGACATGATGCTCGGCAAAGCCTCAGAGGAATTTCAATGGAGCGATGTGGGCAGAATGGGCTTGAACTTTGGTGTTAAGAAAATAGCTGGTGGTTTCACTAAGCAACTCGCCAACAAAATGTTAGATAGTTTAGATCCTGCTACCAGAGCAAAAGTAGAAGGCTATCTTTCACTTGGTGAAAATGGCGTCAAACTACTAATTAACGATTATGCAGCCGGTAGAATAGGTGATCCAGATAAACTATCAGGGCTCAAAGATTTCTTAGCTAACGTTACTCCTGATCTTCGTCAGTCTGATGAAATATCTACTTCTAATTATGCAGGTTTAGATAAAGGTGGTAAACTATCTAATCGTACAATTTTAACCATCGAGAAAATTATCCCTGCATACCTAAGGTCGCAGACTAAATATCTCGAAATATTAGCCACTGGTAACACTAACGCTGAAGAACAGGTTTGGGATTTTAAGAAAAATCAATTAACCACTACCTCCGCATATGTCGGAAGCGTACAAAAAGAATTAGCCGGCTCTAGAAGTACTTTGCTGTACGAACGCCAAGGAAACCTAAACTCCGCCAGAGATCTTCTTGAAACAAATTTCAAGAAACAAAACGCAGCTTTGTACAAAGAAATGGATAAACAGTTAGCCAACTATGCCGACGGTATAACTGCTGTCATGGGTGGCATGGCTGCCAGCAACTACGCAATCGATCATGGCGGAGACGAAATACTTCTTGACTTCCAGAGAATTAAATCCAGTCTAGAAGCTGAAAATACTGATTACGAAGATAACGCTTTATTCAAAGCAGCCTACGGAAATGTAAAACCAGACAAGGTACTGAATGTAACCGAATGGTTCATCAAACTGCTGACAGATCCTAAAACCAATGAACTTAATAAAGGTATGGCTCTTCAGCTCAGAAATAAGATAAATGAGATTTCAATAAACAGTACCAATCGCGAAGCTAATGTCATGTTGGCTACCATGACCGATCAAGACGCTAGCATTTATAAGAAAACCAATGTAATTCATACAGATGCATATGGCAACACTTATATCGATCGTAATAAAGTAAACAATTTACGTGAACAGTATAACGGTAACATCTCAGCTAAAGAAATTGCTGGATCGACACTTAATACAAAAGCACAAATGCGGCAGGAAGCTTACAACAGAATGAGTGCAGCTGATCAGGCTAAAGAAGATCGTGCAATAAGAAGAGTTGAAAACTTCCTATATACAGACGAGGGTAAAGAAGCTCTTAAGAAATTCCTGACTGAAGATAGAGCGGGCAAGAAGATATTTAAGGAATACCAGCGTAATAACCCTGGCAAAACAATAGATGAAGCCATAAAAGATAACGATCCTGATCTTCTTAACGAAGTTAAATATGCGCCTGGCATGCGAGCTAAAGCTGCTGCTGGTAAAGCTGGATCGATCTTTGAAAAGATCGGTAAATTCTTTAGTGCTGAAGGTCTTGAAAATATTGGTGCTGCGGCTGCTGACAAAGCGTATGACGTAGCTATGAGCAATGCGCTTAAAGTTATCAACAAATTCGGTAAATCTCTTGGCGATATTCGTTCGGTATTTGTAGATGAGAATGGACATGTCAGAAAACTTGATAACATTGACGAAACCGTAATCACTAACTGGCTTATGTCCGTACCGGATAAGGTTAAGTTTTTACAGTTAGTTGAATCTAATAAAGAGCTACAGATAGTAATAGATCAAATGCCCGATTTTGCCTGGGAAGCTATTAACTACCTCAAAGCTAACCCGGATGAATTCGATAATCTTTCGTCTGATGAAGCAGGCATAGACAAATTATCTAACAACATAGAAAATTTCGAAAATAATGAACAGAATAAGATCGCCCAAGATTTTACTCAAACTACTAAATCAAAGTCTTTAAGAAATCTTGGTAGATCTTACAGAAAAGCCAATGTTCGTGCTCCTAAAGGTCCTAAACCTTCAGGCAGAAATGGTAATACTCAGCCCAATGGCGGTCTTAATACTGCTGCGTTTAATAATCTGGTTACACTTACTCAGACTCAGAACGCAACTGTAGACTTTATTAAGAGTGATGTCTCTAAAATAGCTGCTCTACTGGATCAGCATTTCAGAGGAAATGGTGGAGCTGGCGGTACTCAGCCTAATGGTAATGGTCCTAACGGTCCTAGTGGTTCTCCTACTCCTACGTCTATCGATCTTAGTACCTTAAGTGGTTCGCTTAATATCGATAACGTAGATATGCGTACTGGTATCGGAAATCTCGATAAGAGTGTTTCTAAGATGTTGGACCTTATGAAGCATAATACCGATACTCTAGATAACCTCTACAAAACTGCAGAAAAGATCACTACAGATCACAAGAGTTCTTCCAGAGAACGTGGTAGATCTAACAACAAAGCTATGCTGTCTGTAGTAAAAGCTATAGCGGCCGATGTTGCTGAGATCAAAGAGAATACTGGTAAATCCGCTTCAGGCATAGAAGGTATCCTCACTTTCTTCTTACCCCGCGCAGCAGCTTCAGTTGGATCTGTGTTAAAGAAAGGACTGTTTAATACTATCTTCGTTCAGCCTCTTGCGGCTGCTATCAAAGGTAGTGTAGCCGGATTGACTTTTGCTCTCAACAACGCTACTTCGATGATCTATACCCTATTCACTGGTAAGAAACTTAAAAAAGGTTTCGGTGAGCTTGGAAGTAAGCTAGGTAGTGCCGGACACAATATTGTTGATCTTGGCGGAAGTATGATCTCATCTGTTATTAAATTCGCCAAGAACATCCATCCATTTGAGAAAGTAACTAAAGTTGCATCCACTGTGTTTAATGATGCAGCTGGGCAAGTAGCTCAAACATATTCTGGTTTAACACGAGCCTACGACGACGTCTACAGTTCTCGTCAACAAGACAAATCTAAACCTCTTGTTTCTGGCGAAGCATTTCGCGATGGACTAGTTGTAGATGCTAAAGGACATAAAGTAAGAACTGTTTACGACATTAAAGGCCCCTGCTATCAGTGGGATAAAGAAAACAACCGTATCGGCAATATGCTCATTTCTTCTGAAGATATCACTGAAGGAGAAGGACTAATATTTGCTGATGGTAAACCGATTAAATCATCCTTCCTATCCAGGTTTGCTTCTAAGGTTCGTAGAGTTGGAACTATAGCAACTAATGCTATTTTTGGTCTGCCTGGATTAATAGGAAGAACTCTTAAGAATGCATGGAAACTTACTGGCTGGCTATTTAAGAAAAGAGATCCGTTTATTGATGTTTACATCATTGATAAAGATACTGCTGAATTTAAGAAAGTAATTAACGGAAAAGATCTTGTAAATAACAAGACTACTAGAAAATATGTAGTTAAAGGATTTGGTCCAGGTGATTGGGTACCTGTTAAATCTGCATATGGTATCGAAAAAGAAGTTTATGAATTTAAGGATGGTAGCTATCAGGTTATCATCGATGACGACGATCTGAAAAACGGTTTGTATGATGCAAACGGTAATAGGCTAACTAAGTGGCGAGGAGCATCAATAGCCGGCAAAGCTGCACAGGTTGCTGGTAAAGCTATGCGAATAGCCGGATCTCTGGCACTTAAAGGCGTCAAGCTTGCAGGTAAAGCTATCAAAGGCGCAGCTGGAAAAGTTATGAAACTGTTCCGTGGTGGATTAAATATATTAGGTGAAAGCGGAACTGCTGTAGGCAAGTTCATCACCTCGGCCTTCTCCTCGGTCGTTTCCACATTGACAGGATTCGGTGTAACCAGGAATGACCTTATCGACATCATTGGCGATAGGCTAATAGACATCTACGAATTACTAGACGCACGTATGCCAGGTGGTTCCGTTGCAGGCGATAACGACGGTAGCGGCTATCGTGACGGATCATATCGCGATTACCAAAAACGTAAAGAAGAAGAAAGGAAGAAGCGTAAACAGAAACAAGAAGAACAGGAAAAGAAAAAGAATAAAGATAAGGCTGAAATGGCAGCTGACGGCGAACCCAATGATGGTCCTGAAGAAGCCGATGAGAATAACTCATCTGGGGAAGGCGGGAGCAGTATTTGGGATTTCATGATGGCAGCTTCCGGTATCAGCGCACTTAAAGACACCGTCGGTGGATGGTGGGAAAAGAAGAAACAGAATGGATTAAGACGTGCCCAAATAGCCGGACGCAGAGCGGGTAGAAGACTCAGAAGAATGGGTCGAGCTGCAGGTCGTGGCATTCGCGGCGGAGCCCGCATGATGGGCCGTGCAGCTGGCACTATGCTCGGTGGTGTAGGCAGAGCTGCTGGAGCAGTACTAGGCGGAGCCGGAAGAGCAGCTGGAACTGTATTAGGAGCTGGAGCAAGAGGAGTTCTTGGTTTAGCCGGTGGAGCACTTAGACTAGGCGGCGGACTACTTGGACTTACTGGGCGTGTTGCAGCTGGATTACTTAGCGGTCCTATAGGCTGGGCACTTACTTTAGGTACGGTTGGATACTACACTTATAAATTAGCATCTGACAGCGGTACTACTAAGCTATTCCGTATACCGAGAGCTAAAGCTTATGGTTTAACGACCAAACAGTGGGAAGCTTTCGAAGACCTCGAAACCGATACTTATAACGCCTGGAAGAATGGCCAAGAAGGCGTTGATAACGATCGTCTTGAACAATTTGGTGAAAAGATAGATTTCATCGGTGGAATGGGTTACTTCGATGACGGTGATGATAGCGAAGCAAATAAGATTGAATTCTTAACTCAATGGTATCGTGCGAGATTCTTACCTGCATATAAAGACTACGTAAAGATTATTTGTCAGGTAACAAACAACGATGGAAAGAAACAACCTAAAGCTGACGATGTCGATGCATCCAAAGCTTATGCTGTTAAACAGGCTCTTGACAAAGCTTTAGAGAAATATGCAAGCGGTCCTGCCAGTAAGCTTGTTCCTAATAAACAATGCTTTATTGAGTGGTTGGCAGACAGACGTAAAGATAAGAACTTCAGAAAGAAAGAAGAACAACGCAACCGTAACAAAGAATTTAGTAAATCTAACTTTAGCCGTGCAGGAAAAGATTTTAGTTACGGCTGGAACGAACTGAAGCACGGCAACTTACTGAACGCAACTTATGCATTTGGTAAAGGTATAAGAGATTCTATATTTGGGCTATTCGGATCTATTGCCGATATGGCTAAAGACTTCTACTCTGAAGATGTTAGTTCCTATGATCAAGCTTGGCGCGAAGCTAAGTTAGTAGCATACAACTTCAAGAAGAAAGAAGCAGGCATAAATAGAAATAAAGAAGTTGGTATTTCCTTTGGCCTCGCCTGGAGTCTTATGACAGGAATAACCACTACTGATAAAATAGAATTCCTGGATAACCTTGAAGACAAAGCCAGACCTATCGTTGACCAGGAACGTCCTGATCTTGATAGAACTGAACTAACTGAACTTGCAGATGAGCTCATTCCAGATGAAGAGATAAAAGCTAGTGCTAAGAAATTCGGAGGAAATACTAAAGAAGTTGAAGATGCTAAGGTAGACTATATCTCAACTTGGTGGAATAGAATCTTTATGCCTATCTTCACCATGTACCTTAGAGCTCTTCGTGCTGTTACCAAAACTGAAGTTGGTGATAAGCCGCATCTTAACAGTGTTCCTAAAGAAATTAGAGCACAAACTATCGATGCATTTAAGAAGGGAGCGGCTGATTATAAGAATAAGAATAAACTATTCGATCTTATTCCTACTGCTAAAGGCTATGCTGAATGGTATATGGCTGTCGAAAAGACTGCTATAGATTCAGCTACTACAATAAGAAGGTCTAAGAGCGTTGGAGAAAAGGTAACTGAAGCATTCCAGGGAACCGGGCATCAGTTCGGTGAAGCTTGGGATAAACTTTGGGATGGAGATTTCAAAGGATCTTGGCGTTCACTCACTAAGGGAACTAAGAAATTACTTACAGGTATCGGGAAGTCCATCGTAGGTATTGGTGAATCTATCGGAGATTGGTTCTACGGTAGAGGAAGTAATACTGTCGAGAAGAACGCATGGCGTGAATTAAGGTATAAGTATTACAACTACCCTAATGCTACTATTGGCGTAGAAGATCCTACAACTAAAGCTAGACTAGCTGCTATCGAAGAACTCGAAAAGAAAGCCTTAGCTACTGTTGAAGAAGGAGAAGATGCTGCCAATAATCTAGTTAACACTGGGTTAGATGACAAAGTACTTGAGAAATTCGGTATTACTATCGGATTCATCAAACCTAAAAAAGGAATTGCTAACTCGAGAGCAAGACGAGGTAATGTACGTACACAGGTAGATTACAGCGATAAGAACAACAAGTGGGCTAAAGACTTTATCAGATTCTGGGTAGAACATGTATTCTTACCGGTATATAAGGACTACGTGGCTATAGTTAGTATATATACCGAAAGAGAACCTGGAGATGATGTTAACCCCGACGATATAAAGAAAGAAGAACGCGAAGATGCGATGGAGAACTTTAAGAAAGCCGCATCGCCCAAAGCTTCCAAGTATAAAGATTACCCGATGAGCAATAAGGGTTACATGAAGTTCATCAAGGAACTCTTAGCCTATGAGAAAGCTGCAGCGGAAGGCAAGAGTAACGCTCCTGTAACTTCAGCAGTTTCATCAACTCTTGCTGCAAATAGCGATAAGAATAAGAACGAAGTAACCAACAGGATAAATAGCGTTACAACTGGTATGGGTAAAGATGGCGATAAAGGTGTAGCAGAAGCTACTACCAAAGCAGCCTCTACACTCGATCAGGATATCGCTATGGTAACCAGAGCTTCCGGATCTAACCCGAAATCTATGGCTGCTTACCTTGGTGTACCCGATGCTGAAGATAAGAAAATTCCTGCCAAATGGAAAAATATCTTAACCGCTGGTTCTATCAAGAATCAATTCTTCCAGGCAAGATTAAGATCTTACTCTAACGTTCTCGGTACTCCTCCCGGAGTATATCTAGGCGATACCTTTAAGGATACCCCTGAAGGAAAATGGTTCAGAGCTTTCCGTGATTTATTCGACAAAGTTACTTCAGGCCGTAATGCTCAGGATTCTCTTGAAAAGAGTCTATTTGACTATCAGAACAACGGTGCTAGCGCAACCTTCGCCGATAACGTAAGCAAACTGGCAGCATTCACCTTCTTCCAACTCGGTAGTCCTGATGCAGTTCAAATAGCAGCCTCTAAGTGGAAACATCCAGACTGGATGGATTCAGATAAAAATAGATACGACCCAGATACTAGTAAAACTATCGATGATTGCGTTGAGTATATCAACAATAGCATTAAGCTAATGGGAAGAAGAACTGAGGCTGATGCTACTACTGCTGAATGGCTTGAGAGTGTTATTGACAAACTTAACAAATGGGCTAACATTGTTAGAGAGTGGGTATCCTGGGTTATCAATCCAGTATTTGCGTACTACACTTCTTTCGTCAATAAACTAACTGGTCACGACGATACAGTAATGCCTGATCCTACGGCTATCCCTTCAGCTCAGCGTAAGAATGCATTGATCATGTTCCTTACCAGAGCTGAGAAGATTTGTTCCAGTGCATCTCGCCCTTATTTACGCGATTTCAACTTAGGAACCGGGTTGTTCAATATTCCTGTAGCGCAAATCATGGAAGCGTACGATAAGTTCACTGCCAAAGATAACACTGCGAATAATATCGGAACTAAAGGTTCTATTAAACGTAACGGTGCTCCTGGATCTGATAAGAATACCAATAAAGATAAAGATAACGCAGCTACGCCTGCTAATAATGAAGGAGCTGCTGGTAAGAGCAGTAGTACACAACCTGGTGCACAGTCGCCTAATGCTAATGGAACTGGTGCGAATCCTGAACAGACTAAGAGCGATCTTGCTAAGCAGTCGTATAAGTACGATCCTAAGGATATACCTACTTCGGCTGAGGCATTCAAATACTTCGCTAGAATTTACAACTCCGATAAGAATCAACTTACTGCTGACATCATTTCGCTAGTAGACAAAGAAGCTAAAGCTATCGATGACTACTGGAGTTCCAAGGGAATAGAATATTCCGAAGCAGCTCTTACTAAGTGGTTTGATGATAAGAAAGCCGCTGCTGAAAAGACAGCTGATCACAAAGCCATGGCTAATGGTGGTGTTATTGACTGGCTCAGAGGTGGCGTAGTCAAAGGAAGAACTGATATCGGAAACGTTACTGTTGGTGAAGCTGGTGCTGAGACTGTACTGCCTCATAAGGGTGGTGGCAGATTCAACCAACTTCTAACTAACGCTATACGTTCCACTTATGGTGTTAGAACAGCAAGTGCTGTTGACGATATACTTAATGGCAAGAGAACTATCAAAGCTTTACTTAGAGATGGCTTAGATGATAGAGGCCTTAGAGGTATAACGTTATCTCCTACTGACTTAATCCTGTACAATCTGTACAAGAAGTTCTTCCCTAAACCTAGTGAAGTACTAGCTGGATCAGCTAATAGCGATAAAACTGAAACTGAAAATTCTACTGTAAACGATACCTGGCTAGATAAACTCAAACGAGGAGATGTAGCTGGTGCGATAAAAGATAAAGCAACCGAGATCTATGAAGGTACAACTAGCGGAATGGCACATGCGGCCGGGCGTTTCTTTGGTAAAGATACTGAAGCTGTAATAGCTAAGGAAAATAAAGCCAGAGTAGCAGCACAGGCAGCTGTCAGTAACGATAGTACCCTTAAACTAGGTGCCAGAATCTGGAAATACTTCACTAGCCACGGCTGGAGCGAATCTGCTGTAGCTGGACTGCTTGGTAACTTACAGAAAGAATCTGGTGTTGAATGTATACGTGTTCAGAATGATGTTTCCAGAGACCGTAAGAAGAGTATCGATTACACTAACAGTGTAGGTTCTGTCAGAGATCAATTTATCAAAGATAGTAAAGGATATGGCTTAGCCCAATGGACAACCTCGAATAGAAAAGCAGGTCTTTGGGATCTTGCTGTAAGCAGAGGTAAATCTGTCGGTGATGCCGATGTTCAGATAGAGTTCCTCTTTACTGAATTTGAGCGAGGAACACCAGCTGATAAAGAACCTGGCAGCAAACTATGCAACGTAATTGGAAAGAACTCACTAGCACAACTTAAGAAGAGCCAAGATGTACGAGAAGCTACCTGGATAGTTCTTAGTCAGTTTGAGAAACCTTATGTAGTATTACACGGAAAGGAAGAAGCGAAAGCAGCTGAATTACAGGAACGTTACACTAACGCAGTAGCCTGGTTCACCAGACTTTCGAAAGGTAAAGTTAATGCTATTAAGACAGAAGATATGCCTGAAATTCAGACTAACGATAATACCCGTGACGCAGCCGGTGGTGTATCTTACAAAACCTCAGCTGATATCAGTGCTTCGGATAATGCTCCATCAAGCGTAGCTGGAGCTATAAACGGCATCACAGGATCTGGTCAGCCTTCAGTTAGTTATACTAACGGGCAGGGTGGAGCTGGTGTAGGTGTTCTCAAAGAAGAAAATCTGCAATTATCCTCTGCTGATCTACCTACAGATGCAGCTGATGCTCTAAACAAGCTGCGTGGTTTGCGTACAATGAAAGGTTCTACTACTATCTACGGTGGTGGTGGTTGGAAATCAGTAGCACAACTCACGCCTGAGCTAATCAAACGTCTGTATATAGCTGGTAAACTCTACGAAGATGATAAAGGTGATAAAGCCAGAGGTTGGACTATAACTTCGGCTTATCGGTCTTATCAGGATCAGGCAAGAATACATGCAAGGCAGCCGGGTAACTCAGCTTTACCTGGTCGTTCGGCACACGAATCGCACTACGCTGTAGATCTCGGTGATGCTAACGGCGGTGGCGTCATGGGCAAAGGCTACAACGTAAGAAATACTGTTGCAGATGAACTGGAACCGTATCTCAACGCTGTTGGTATAACCCGTGTCTATAAGCCTAAGCATAACGAAGAACAACATTTTGAATTAAAGAGAAGCGGATTACCCGATATCTCGAAGTTTATCAATACGGCTAATGCTAAGTCAGCTATAACCGAAAGTAAACAAGAGATAAATAAAGAACCTAAGACAGATAGCTCACCGACAGATAGTAAGGAAGATGCTGCTGTTAAAGCTGCTAATAGTACAGGTAAAGATACCTCTATAGCTGAGCCGGAAGTTGCATCTGCAGCAACAGGAGTTACTTACCCAGATAGCTATAGCGGCGAAACTAAACAGTTAGTTGCAGACAGAGCCGCAGCTAATGCAGCTGCTGATGCTGCAGCGACTACTTCAACTACAACTGACACTGCAGCCCAGCAGATAAAATCCAATGCTCCTAAGATAACAACAACTAGTGTTGCCAACAACGTAGCTGAGGTTAACAACGGAAGTGCTGGTATGCTTACAGCTCTTAATTACCAAAGTACTATACTTGAGGCAATTAAGAATTCTGTAACTAATATCTGCAAAACTATGCAGCCCGGTGATACTAAGAATAACAACAGTAGTTCTACTACTGTCACTAAGCCTGCAACTAATAGTAATGATTTAGCTAATGTAATAGTTAACGCTATGAGAGAAGGTTTCGCAGCGATGAGTGAGCAGCTGGCGCAGGTACTTAAGGCTAATACCCTTACCACGTCAACTGGAAATACATCTATGCAGCCTACTACTAGAAAAGTGCAAATAAAAGAATTTCCTGTAAATACAGCTAAAACAAAACAACGTAGATAACACCTACAGGGACTAGGGTTAACCCTAGTCCCTGTTTTTTTTACTATCTAATAGGTAACTACTCTATAAGAGGTATAAGTAAGTATGTCTATAAGTGCATTATTCCCTGGTATGGAAGCATACCTTGATGGTGATGTTGAGATCAATAGCAATGTCACTACTCCTGAGGAAGATGAGGCTATGGCAAATCAATCTGCTGAAATAGCTAACGATGTAGCAGATGCTAACTCTGAAGCTAAGGATTCTGAGATACAAGCTCAGATGTTAGTACAGATGGGTAAGTTATATACTCATGTTAAGACTTATGGTATCGATAGAACTTTCCTTAGTATCTATAATACTGACGGTGAATTAGATAAAGTTTGCGGTATAAGATTTCCTAGTTGTGAATCATTCCCTGAGATTGGCAATCCACACAATCAGTACTCATCCAGATTTATAGTAGCTATGGAAGATGAGAACACTGGATTTTGGGCAGGCGTCAAAAAATTCTTTGCAACTATATGGCATTGGCTTAAAACAACAGCTCAGACTATTTGGCAAAAGATAAAATCTCTCTTCGGTGTCACTGTAACAAAACTTGAAAAAACAATTCTTGAATTTGATAAAGAGTGTGGTATGCTAGATGAAATTCAAGTTACAGGAACATTAGCAGGATTGCTAACTATCACTAACCCAAGTATATCAGAATCTGAGCAAGCTTTACAGAAAAATATAGAAGAACTAGCAAACACCTTCCAAGCTATTAAGACAACTTTGATAGCGTCGGTTACTATGGTGAAAAAAGGTAACAACGAAGGCGGCATAAATTCACTTCCAACTCAAATCGATCTTGTAGACAAACAAATCCAGCATTTATCTACGGTAGAGAAAGATCACACTACTGCAAGTGATAAATATCGCAAATTATTAGATTCTATTAACGCCAAGTCTAATCACACTGTGACATCAGGCCAAGGGGCCGTAAAAGTAGCTAAATTGTATTTCAAATTATTAAAAAATACAGCAGATAAACTCATAGAAACGCATGATGATTTAGCCAAACAAGGCATAGATATCACCAACCATGCAAATGACTTAATAGAAAATCTCAAAGGGACAAACGAATTGACTGATGAGAATAAGCAATCATATACCGAAATTTGCAATAGGCTGATAACAATCATCAACAGTATTAGAACTCAACTAACCGGTTTACAACTTTCTTCACGTAATGTAACAAATTTACTTGCTGGAATTATTACATCTCTTAGCAACGCTATAACACAATATCGGACGCAGAAAACTAAATAAATCAACCGATATAAATCGAGAGATCCTCCTAAAGGAGGATCTCTAACTATTACAAATTTTGTCTATCACCGATAAAACTATATTTTAGAAATAATACTCGTGCTAAGGGAGTTTAGATATGACAGAAAAATCATCAGAGATTAAATTCAATGAAAGGCTGTCAGATGGTGGTGACTGGCTATCTGAACCTTACATCATAAGTTTAGGTAAAAATTTCGAAGACCTAGAAGATAATTTCAAGAATATAACTAATGATTACGAAGGCGGCAACGGTAAAGAAAATTCTGTAGATTTCTTTAGTATGGCTGGCAATAGCACGAAAGATGATAAAACGCTTGCTCAGAATATGGTAAAACGTCCTTATCACCAGGATACCAGAGTTGGCGCCAATGATGCTATTAACTGTCTTTGGCAATTCAACAGAGATGATGATATCGTTCATCCTGTATTAGTAACTGAAGGTCCTATAGGATCTAAACAACAGATAGGTATGGGTCGTGTATATGCATCCACTACTCAGTACAATCAGCAAATCTGCTGGTTCTCTTTTGGTATACCCTATTTCACTAATCTTGGAAGATTCTATCAAACTGCCTTCGATCAGGATCTCATAGGGCTAAATAATAATGCCATGGCTTCTACTGCTGAGAAAATAGGTCGTATCTTCGGAACCGGCGTATCACTTATCTGCACACTACCTTTTTTGCTGTTCAAAGGTGCTTACAAAATGGGTAAATTCGTTAAAACTTATCCAGTTAATCGATTTTACGAATTACGTACTACTATGCACATGTATTACAATTACGTAGATAGCATTTTAGCACGTTGGTTAGTCGATACTGGCTTATGGTTTAACGGAGATTTTCAAGGTGGTACAGATGGTACCGGTTACGTACCTGCTGCATTACGTTGCACTGGCGCAAGTATTTGGGATATATTAAGACGTAGAGCAAGAGTAGCTTCAACAAGTGTAAGCAGAACTAATTCTGGTGTAAGACCTGATACTTTTAACATGGTAGGGCTGGATGCCTTTTACGAAGAACGTGATAAAGATTTAACAACCATACCTGGAATGTATCAGCACGGTGCTAGTGGAGCTTCTGGTGCATTAACTGAAGAAAAAATGAGCAAGTTATTTGAAGTTAATGATCCTACTAAAAGTGACAGTGAAGGAGATCTCAATACTGTTCAGGAAAAAAGCAATTCTTCTCAGCAGAAATCTGCAAATAGTGAAGCTGGCGCAGCATATGCTAAGCAACAAGAAGAAGCATCAAAGAAGAGTAGCAGCAGCGTATTAGCAGGCGTAGGATCAGCAAGTGATAATTTAGGTTACGATGATTATGTAAATAGCAGTACAGTAAATACGCTATTCTCTCCTGAACCTAAAGACTGGGCATCTGAATTTTGGCACTCCATGCTAGGTGCTAGTGAATTCTTAGGATTCCGTATAACTAACAGTACCGATGCATCCGAATCATTTAGTAACTCTACTCAGGAATCAGCATTTGCCAGAGCTTACAACGAAAAAGTATCATCTGCTATGCATGTTCAGAATGATATCGCCGGAGGCGCTCAAGGAGCTGTATCTGCAGATCAAAACTTCCTACAGAAAGGTGTAGGCATGGTAAAAAATCTGATTGGTGGCGTTCTTGGTGCACTTAAGTCATTCGACTGTTTAGGTATAACTGATTTAGGGCAAGCCCTCATGCAAGGCTCATGGATAGATATACCTGAACAATATAGCGGATCTGATTTTAATAAAAGTCACTCACTATCTATACAGCTAAGATCTCCCTACGGAGATATGGTTAGTATTTATCAGTCTATCATTGTACCTCTTGCCTGCCTGCTAGCCGGTACACTTCCGCGTGGTTCTGGAGAAAATTCCTATACGCAACCGTTCCTTTGTCGTGTATATTGCAAAGGTATGTTCGCCGTACCCATGGGAATCATCGATAGTTTATCTATTAAACGTGGTGACAGCGAATTCGGCTGGAACTACAATCAGATACCTCTATGCATAGATGTCTCTCTATCTATCAAAGATATGTCCCCTATCATGTATCTAGCACTAAATGATAGCGTATACGGCGGAATCTTTGCAACTGATTCAACTTTCAACCAATATCTAAATACCCTATCCGGTATGGGGCTATTTGATCAGATTTCAGCATTCTCTAGAATAAAAAGAAATTTAGCTTACACCGCTCATAGACTTCGCAACAAAATATTTAACCCAGCATATTGGAGTTACTCTATTTCACAGTGGAACGTAGTCCAAGGCGTTGCTGCCGTACTACCGGTAACCACCATACCAAAGAACTAAACAGAAGCAGTGGGGTTCGTACGAACCCCACTGCTGATCTTTATTTCTCTACCCCATCGGCTTTATCAGTTTCCTGATCACCACGATCTGTATCCATGCAAACTTCATAAGCTGAAGCTATATGTTTAAGTTCGTCTATAAGTTCATCGCATACAGTAAGCAGAGTCTCTCTGCATTTAGTTATGTATGAAAACCTAGCAGAGTATACTTCCACAGCTTTCTTATTCTTCGAAACTACTTTCTTAATAGTATTACCTAATTCACCGAACATAGCTGCAAATTGTTTAGTGCGTGCAGGTGACACTATCTCGCCAAGATATTCAAGCTCTTGAAAATAATTAGATATAACATCAGGAGTATAACCTAGTTCGTAGACAGTTCCGCCTTTACGGGCTTTATTAAATCCTTCGAATTTGGCTCTATCATCCGTAGCTGTCATGTTGACGCCTATTAGTTTGAATTTAGCTGTTAAAACAGTCATAATCTTTTTGAAATCATCACCGCTAACTCTGTCAACATTCACCGAACTAATAGCTTTAGAAATCTCTATGCAGCCCTTACTCATACCTACCCAGTTCTTAGCAGGAAGAGCATCTACCTTCATGCTTTTAAGTTTCTCTTCGTCAACGTAGCTAAGATACTTCTTAAACTTCCATCTGTAAAACTTAGCAAGAGCTTTAGTGGTCATCATACCTTTAACAGCACGTTTACCGGCTACCGAAAGATAGTTAGCACATTTCTTAATAATAGGAACAGCTCCCTCAATCGTATCTCCTACAACAGATACGATATCTTTAAGAAATCCGCTTAAACCGTAATTTGCGGTTTCAGGATCATTGAAAGTAGGAACATACTCCTCTAGACCAAATTCATACCACTTAGGCTTAGTATCATAAGGACTCATCATCTTAGCGTAGAATGAAGAACCTAAATCTCCTCCCAGATCTCCGCCAAGATCACCGCCTAGATCATCACCACCACCAAGATCTCCTCCACCTAGATCTCCACCAGTACCACCTGATCCATTATTAGTATTGTCTACAGTAGGTTCAGCCGGTTCTACCTCGCTGTCTATGATAGCAGCGTCAGCTGCATCAGCAGTTCCTGGAGAACAGCCGGCGCAACCAGGATCTGGAGTCCCAGCCTGCGTGCCATATTCAAATTTTATCATACGAGTATGAAGTATATCGTACACCGACATCCGATAAAATGCAGTAGCTATCTTACTTTTATCTTTATCGTCGTCTTCGTCAGTAGCATGAAGATCAGCTGCTACGCTGGCGGTATCCTCATCTTCAGCCGAAGTGTCTTCAGTATTTTTATCTGTATCTTCTGTAGCTATAGATTCATCTGTACCGGTATCAGTGCCTAAATCGGAAGTATCGTCGGTTGTATTATCATCGTCATTATGCTGTTCACGATACTCCTTATCGTCATCTTCATCATCTTTTTCTTCATCTTTTATCTGGTCTTCAGCTTCAGTAACTTCTTTGGGTTTTACAGTGGGAGCTGGTGTTTCTGAGAATGACTGAATCTGTTCATTCTCTTTATCTTCTAGCTCAAATAGAGCCATCATAGTTGATTGATCCATAGACTTAATACACCTCGTATTGTCTATAACGAAAGTCTATTTTATAGCATGTAGTCCACAATTTGACTATCGTATACATGTGCGCACTGTTTATACTAAATAGGACAAAAATATGGAATCAAATACCGAGAAGCTAGTCAAGAGAACACTGGCTTACTTAATGAAATGCGATATGACTAGATCTGCTATCTCTAGCATAGGCGCATCTAACAGCGTCGATAAGACTTCATTATCGGCTATGATTTACGACTGCGTAACTGCTGACAAAAACTCCAAGGGAGGTAAACGCTAATGAAATTCGAAGAAGTAGACAGCGGCGTATACAGCGAGATGCTGAGCAGCGACATCGAGCAACTTGAAGATACTGAAGTCAAGACCAGCGATCCACAGCTTAAAACCGCATTAGAGGTTATCATCAATACTACCTTCCGTAACCTTAAACTTAGTGATAATGATCTCAGGCGAATCGATGATCCGCATAAGCGTGCTGCATTCATTGTACAACGTGTAGCTGATGCATATACTAGAACTAAGAAGAATACTAATCTTCAGCCTTGCTTCGCTATCGTCAACGCTACTACTGATGCTATCGGTGGTCATATCAGTTCTACTTTCTCTACCCTTAGTGGAGAAGTAGCCAGAGAAGCTGATGCAGTGGAGAAGAAGATAGATGACAAGACAGAGAAAACTGTACAGGATGCGAATAGTACCGAAGATACTCTTGGGAAAGGCAAAGACCAGAAGAAACTGGCTCTGAAGAGAGTTAAATGGGATGCCTTACTAAATAGATTTGGTGGTACTGAGGTCATCGCCAGCAACCTGAAAGATTACACTAAGATGACTCCTACTTTTAATGTTGATGAAGCTATCGCTATCGGAGATAGTGTTAACAACACTGAAGAGGATATTCAGTTAGATAAAGATACTGCTAATGACGTACAGAATCGTGTAGCTGAGAATATCAGTGTTCCTAAGGAACAGGAAGATGAGCTTAAAGAAGCTACTGCCGATATGTATAAAGTTATCACCAGTAACTACCACATGCACAACTTCATGTACAGCATGTATCTTAAGGATCTTAATAACAGGAAATACGGCAAAGCTATTCTCAACTTTACCCAGGGCGTAAGAAAATATCTTCCTATCCTTCAAGCTTATAAGAAAACTGAACTTAATGTAAGTGATACCTACTTTAATAAGTTACATAAGAACATGGATACTGTTCTTATGAATTTCGAGATAGGCGCATACGCTATGGCTTCACTTCGTAAGAAGCTTATGGAGAACAACACCATTCTTCTTGATGAAGGAGTCGTTAACCCTGATGTCGAATCTCAGGAAGCTGACGAAGGTAAGCCTATCACCGAAGCTGCTATGAGCGTCTATTACGATGGGTTCTGCAACAGCGATGATAGTCGTATTCCTACTCTAGGTATTAAGGCATCTGATATACGTCTGTACAAGGATAGAGCTTCCGATATCGTAAAACAGAAAGAGCTTGAGTTCAAAGCTAATTTAAGTAAGTACCAGAATAAGGCTAAGCAGATTGCTACCGAACAGGAACTTCACGCTTACCTTGAGTCTCTCGATGATAGCTTTGTCCCTAGAGGATTAACCAGATCTGATTTCGTTAGAGGCCATGATAGTAGTACTGTTCAGAAAGTACTGCACAACATGCAGGCCAACTCTGACCAAAATCTACAGAGCCTTCTCTACGACTTCATCATCGATGTCAAGTATCCCAATAGCAAGCTTAAAACTGTCAACCAGATGTTCAGTGAAGCTGCTGCAGATGTCATGCGTGAACATGAAGAAGACGGAGTAGACGAGAAAGACCTTAAGATGGTAGATAGTACTGTCGCTACTAAGCTAGCTGTACAGACTATCAACGATATCATCTTCTAAGGTGTAGGTCATAATCTCTTGGGTATATATTACTAAAGTGAGAACTAGAGCCTATCAACACATTAGAAATGTTGATAGGCTGACTGTGTTTCTCCGGGAATTTGACGCCAAGTATACTCGTTACGTGGGTGGTGCATGTAGCTAAAGTCAGTGCGAATGAAGCAGGTTGGCCTGCAGTTCTCGGCCGGTACTAAGCTGCACTATCAACTGATATAGAGGGAAACCTTTATATCGGGGAACAGAGGTAGACGTCAGCCTTTGTTTTTTTTTGAAAAACCATAAAAAGCAGGAACTCCCTAAAGGAGTTCCTGCTCTATCTAGCTTTTTATTTTTTTTACGAAGAATAAGTATT